TTTTCAGTGGGATATCGTTATCCTCTGACAGCAAAGCAGCAGGAAGATGGAACACCAATAAACAAGGTGATTACTTTGCTATCGGCGTGGGCGGTGCGGTAACAGGTAAAGGCGCCGACCTTCTAATCATCGACGATCCACACAGTGAACAAGAAGCTGCTATAGCGGCAACGAGTCCCGGCGTGTACGACAGTGTGCATGAGTGGTACACATCAGGCCCCAGGCAACGTCTTCAGCCTGGAGGCGCCATCGTGATCGTAATGACGCGATGGAGCAAGAAAGATTTGTGTGGTCAGATCTTAAAGTCTGCGGCGCATAGGGATGGAGACGAATGGGAGGTAATTGAGTTCCCGGCAATTATGCCTTCCGGCCACCCCCTTTGGCCTGAGTTCTGGCCTCTAGAAGAGCTGGAGAAGATCAGGGAAGAACTTCCTATTGCGAAATGGAATGCTCAGTACCAGCAGAACCCTACCTCAGAAGAGGGCGCTCTTGTAAAGAGGGAGTGGTGGAAGATCTGGGAGAAGGACGATCCTCCCAAGTGCGAGTACATCATTCAATCTTGGGATACGGCGTTGACCAAGGGAACGAGGTCTGACTACTCAGCCTGCACTACCTGGGGTGTCTTCTATGATAAAGATAACGATGGTAAGAAACGAGCAAACATCATTATCCTTAACGCTTTTCAGGATAAACTTGAGTTCCCTGAACTCAAGCAGAAGGCATTGGAAGAGTATCGGTATTGGAAGCCAGATAGCTGCATCATCGAAGCAAAGGCAGCAGGTGCGCCACTTGTATTTGAATTGCGCAAGATGGGCATACCGATCCAAGATTACACTCCATCGAGAGGGAATGATAAGATAGTTCGCGTGAACGCTGTTAGCGATATATTTGCTTCAGGGTTTGTTTACGCGCCTCCTTTGCGTTGGGCGGATGAGGTGATAGAGCAGTTCGCGTCATTCCCCAACTCTGACCACGATGACCTTGTCGATAGCTCTACTCAGGCGCTGCTACGCTTCCGGCAAGGTGGTTTTATTTCTACGCAAAGCGACGACGACGAGGACGACTTTGCGTATACCAGAAAGGCAGATTACTATTAACTAAGGAGTTCTATGTCATTCAACCCTAATCAATTGTCTACAATGGCCCAGGTGGACGAAACCGTAGCTCAGTTGGACGCTGCTGGTATCGGAGGTGGCGTTGTGTCGATCTATATCCCAGAGTGGTTTGGGCCTTTCCCTGAGCCTTCTGATGGTGAGGCTCGGCAGTATTGCCTCACCTACGCTAACGGATCGACCGGACACAATGTCGGCCTGATTCGTTCTACTATCGAGAAGAACCCTAGCACTTGGCCGCAGATGCTGCAAGCCGATGCTATCCCTCCTAGCGAGTAGAATATGATTGACAAGCCTCTAGATGAAACGCCTTTCCTTGAAGAAGAGGATAGCGCCGAAGTTGAAGTTGAAGTATTGAATCCAGAGGCTGTCTCTATCGAAACAGAGGATGGCGGGATGTTGATTGAGTTTGGGCCTTCTGAAGAAGAGGAAGGCTCACTCGGCAGCGTCCCGCATTCTGCCAACCTTGCAGAGCATATTGACGATTCCGATCTGTCTTCGATTGGAATGAAGATCTTGGATGTCTACCAAGAGGATCTGAATTCGCGCCAGGATTGGGAAAGGGCCTATAAAGAGGGCCTAGACTACCTTGGCGTGAAGACTGAGGACAGGAACAAGCCTTGGGCTGGCGCGTGTGGGCTTTACCACAACATGATTATGGAAGCAGCAGTTCGCTTCCAGTCCAATGCGATTATGGAGATCTTCCCGGCGACTGGTCCGGTAAAGACTCAGATCATTGGTGAGGTAACGGGAGAGAAAGAGGATCAGGCTCTCCGCATTCAAACCGATATGAACTACCTGCTCACGCAGGATCTTAAAGACTATCGGCCTGAGACTGAGCGGTTGCTGTTTGGGTTGTCCCTTTGCGGATCGGCTTTCAAGAAGATCTGCTTCGACCCTCTTACGGATATGCCTGACGCCAAGTACGTCCCGGCGCAAGACTTCATCATGCCCTACGGGGCTACCTCTCTTAAGACGGCCAGTCGCTATATCCACGTTCTCACCAAGAGTTCTAATGAAATCAAGAAGCTACAGTACAGCGGCTTCTATCGCGATGTAGACCTCCGTCCTGATTACGACTCTAATTCTCAGCTTCAGGACAAGATCGACAAGATTAGCTACGAGTACAAGCAGGGTGACGAGGATTCGATTACGCTTCTTGAAGCGCATATCGACCTGGATATTCCTGGCTTGGAGCATACCGATGAAGACGGAGAGGCCACTGGGATTGCTCTGCCGTATGTCGTTACCGTAGACAAGTCCTCGGGTAAGGTTCTTTCGATCTACCGGAACTGGGATGAGGATGATCCCAAGAAGAACAAGCTGATTTGGTTTAGCGCCTACAACTACGTCCCCGGAATGGGCGCGTATGGGTATGGTCTTATCCATTTGATTGGCGCGAACGCTAAGGCTTCTACGGCAATCCTGCGCCAGTTGATTGACTCTGGCACTCTAGCCAACCTCCCTGGCGGTCTGAAGGCCAAAGGGATGCGGGTGTCAGGAGATGACTCGCCAATCCAGCCTGGGGAGTGGAGAGACGTAGACGTTGCGAATGGAGACATCGCTCGTTCGCTTTATCCACTACCTTATAAGGAGCCATCGCAAACTCTCTTCCAATTGCTTGGGAATGTAGTTGAGGATGGCCGTAGGCTGGCTTCTATTGCGGATGCTGAGATTGGAGATGTCAATTCGCAAGCGCCAGTAGGGACTACGTTGGCAATTATGGAACGTGCGCTCAAAGTGATGAGCGCCATCCAGGCGAGGCTTCATGCTTCGTTGCAGGACGAGTTCTCTATCCTCGTCCGTGTGATCCGCGACAGTGGATCTGAAAGATACAAGATTGATTTCGGGAAGATGAATGGGAGCAAGCGGTCTGATTTTGACAACCGCATTGATGTGGTCCCTGTCTCTGACCCGAATGCGGCTACGATGTCGCAGCGAGTGATGCAGTATCAGGCTGCGATTCAACTTGCTGCTCAAGCGCCGCAGTTCTACGACCTGCCTGAGTTGCATCGAAAGATGCTGGAAGTCCTTGGTGTAAAAGATGTTAAGAAGATCATTCCTGAGAAGATGGACGCCCCACTCCTCGATCCGATCTCGGAGAACGCTAACATCACAAACATGAAACCTGCTAAGGCATACATGACGCAGGATCATCAATCACACATTATTGCCCACATGGCGTATGTGCAAAGTCCTACCGTCCAGCAGCAGTTGGGACAGAATCCTCAGGCAAACGCGATCTTCGCTGCTTTCATGGCGCATATTGCAGAACACGTTGGGTTCGCATATCGCAACCAGATCGAGCAGAAGCTCGGTATACCGCTTCCGCCTCCGGGACAGCCTATGCCAGCGGACATTGAATCCAACCTCTCTAAGGCCATTGCAGACGCATCTCAGGCCCTTCTACAGGAAGCGCAAGGACAACAGGCACAGCAGCAGGCTCAACAGCAGGCTCAGGATCCAATTGTCCAGTTGCAGCAGGCAGAGTTGCAGATCAAGCAGGCGGAACTCCAGCAGAAGGCTCAGGAATCTCAGCAGAAAGCGCAGTTGGAGATGGTGAAGAACCAGACGAAGGCTCAATTGGAGACCGCCAGGATCCAATCTCAAAATCAAATGACTCAACAGGCTGCTGCACAACGCGCACAGCAGTCTCAGAGTGAACTGGCGCTAGATAATCAACGTCTTCAGTTGGAAGTCCAGCGCTTGCAAACGGATCGGCAGGAGTCTGAAGCCCGTATTCAGGTAGAAATGCAGAGAATGCAGACCGAAAACGACATGGCGAAAGCCAAGATCGCAGAAATCTTAGCCCGAATGGACACGTTGGGAGCAAATGCTGGACCTACGCAGTAAGTTTTTTAATCGGCTAAACGAATTATCGGAGACGAACGCCACTCATCTCGTCTCTGGTGCCTGCATGGACCATGCAGAATACAAACTGATGGTGGGAAAACTCTCAGGACTACAGCAGGCTCGTCAAGAGTTCCAGGAAATCTGGGACAAATTGGTGCAGCAGCTTGATGAAGACTGACGCAATCGCTATATAGCGCAAAAGGAAGACAATGCAAACACTGCCAACTCCAGTTGGGTATAAGATCCTCGTTAAAATGAGGAAAGCGGTAGAGGAAAAGACGAAGAGCGGGATCTATTTGCCGGATCAGGCAAAGGAAAACGAGAATACTGCCTCTCTCCTCGCGGAAGTAGTGACCTTAGGGCCTGATGCCTACAAGGATCCCATCAAATATCCCGGTGGACCGTGGTGTGCGCCAGGAGATTGCGTTATTCTTCGTAGCTATTCTGGCACTCGCATGAAAATCGAGGGAGAAGAGTACCGTTTGATCAACGATGACAGCCCTGAGGCTGTTGTCCCTAATCCTGATGCCGTTGAGAGGGTCTGATGCCTGAAGAATACATGGAATCTGACCTAATTATCCCCGGCAAAGAGGATTCTGACGTTGCTGTTGCTACTCCTGAAGAGGATGAGCTTGAAATTGACATAGTTAACGACACTCCTGAGGATGATCGTCGTCCTCCTCGGAATGAAACGCAGCAAGCGGAGCCTGTTAACGAAGACGACGAGTTGAAGAGCTACTCGGAGGGCGTACAGAAGCGCATTAAGCGCCTGAAGTACGAGTTCCATGAGGAGCGCCGTCAGAAAGAACGAGCCGATAGAGAGCGTTCTGAGGCATTGACCTACGCTTCGGCGTTGCAGCAGCAGATCGAGCAGTACCGTCAGCATAAAGAAGCAAGCGATCGGGCGTTAATCTATACTTCTGCCAAGCAGAAGGGATCTGACCTCGAAGCTGCCAAGAAGATGCTGAAGGAGGCGTATGAAACTGGCGACACGGACAAGATGGCAGAGGCGCAAGAATCTATTGCTATTCTTGCTAATGAAAAGCGTGTCCTTGACTCATACACCCCGCCAAGCCCTTCTAGCGTAAGCTATCTACAACCAGCTACACCTCAAGAAGTACAGCAACCTGTAGCATCACAACCTGCACAACCACAGGCGTCTGCTAAGGCTGTTTTATGGAAAGAGAGTAATCCCTGGTTTGGCGACGACATGACCCTTACTGGGTACGCCATTGACATCCACAACAAGCTGATTAACGCAGGGGTGGATGCAGAGAGCGACCAGTACTACGAGGCGATTGATAGCGCCGTTAACAAATTTCGTAAAAGCATTCCTGGCCCAGCGGAAGCGAAGCCAGCACAAACCAAACCAAGAAACGGAGTTGTCGTGAGTTCATCCAGAACACCTAGCGGCAAAACCCGCACCACTGTCCAGTTGACCGAATCGGCCCTTGCAGTTGCTAAGCGGCTCGGCATTACCCCGCAGCAATATGCGAAAGAACTGGTCAAGCAGCAAAAGGAGAATCAGTAATGAAGCCGAATCGTGAAGCTGAAACCAGAGAAGCACAAACCCGAACTGAATCTTGGAAGCCTGCCTCGTTGTTGCCGGACCCTCCTCCCAGTGCAGACTGGGTATACCGTTGGGTTCGGAAATCAATCCGGGGAGAGTCTGACCCCTCTAATGTGTCCATGCGACTGCGCGAAGGATGGGCCATTGTTCGTGCGGAAGACCACCCAGAGATCCTTTCAGAGATCGCATTTAACGAATCTAAGAATGGGACAATCGAGATTGGCGGCTTGATTCTGTGTAAAGCGGCTCGTAGCTTGTCAGATCAACGTACTAAGTACTACGAGGATATGACGAGACGACAAGCTCAAGCTGTAGACAATAATCTAATGAAGGAACAAGACCCTCGGATGCCTCTCATCAATGAGAGCAGATCGAAGGTCACCTTCGGAACAGGAAGTTAAGAGGAATAAATATGGCTGCAACAGCTACCCCTTACGGTCTGATCCCTTATGAACTGGCTGGTTCCGCTCTTCGCGGTGCCGCCCGTAAGTATGTCATTGGTGCCAACAACACCAACGCCATCTATTTTGGATCTGCCGTCTCTGTAAATTCAGGCGTCATCACTGTGATTGGCGCTACCCCTACCACCACCCGGAACGGGAATACCCCGGTCGGCATCTTTGTCGGCTGTGAGTATACGGATCCGAATGGCCGTCCTACCTGGGCGCAGTACGTTCCTGCTGGCGCTACCGATGCTGGCTACACGAACATCTATGTTTATGTCGTAGATGATCCTCGTGTGGTCTTCAGGGTCCAGGCTGACGAAACGGTTGCTACGACTGCCATTGGCAAGAATGCACCGCTGGTCAATGTCACTGCTGGTTCTACGATTAGCGGCAACTCCACCTGTGCTTTGGATGGATCTGCTATCAACACGACCAACACGCTGGCTGTTAAGATCATTGGCTTTGTCGAGTCGGTTTATTCGACCCCCGGCGATGCCTTCACCGATTGCCTTTGCATCTGGAACCAGGGCGTCCACGCCTACCAGAACGCTACGGGCGCGTAATCTAAGGGACAAGGAAAGGAGAATCAACAATGGCTATTACTCGTTCACAGATGTTGAAAGAGTTGGTTCCCGGCCTGAACGCCTTGTTCGGTCTGGAATACGCTCGGTACGGCGAAGAGCATAAAGAGATCTTCGAGATCACTTCTTCGGAACGTGCGTTTGAAGAGGAAGTGAAGCTGTCTGGCTTTGGCACTGCTCCGGTTAAGTCGGAAGGTGGCGCTATCGCTTACGACAACGCGCAGGAAGCCTACACCTCGCGTTACACCCACGAGACGATTGCTCTCGGCTTCGCTGTTACCGAAGAGGCGATGGAAGACAATCTGTATGTCTCTGTTGCCCAGCGGTACACGAAGGCCCTGGCTCGTGCGTTTGCTAACACCAAGCAGGTGAAGG